AATGCACCTAATGTCGCAGTACCTGACACTTTAAGATTGCCGACAGTAGCACTAGCTATGACAGTCATTTTGCCGATTTCGGCAACTCCGCCACTAGCGGTGATAGTTACTGTAGCAGAACTACCTACAGCAATCGTTTGTGTTGTTGTTCCCAATGTAATTGTGGAAGACAAAGACATAAGCACATTCGTAGAGAATGAAGCTGTAGTCGCTGAGGCAAGATCAAGTTTAGCTGCCTTAATTCCTGCCGAAGAATCTATGTTGTCGTTGTCTATATTCCCATTAACGAGAGTATATAAAGTAGTCTCGTTATCTGTAACTTCGGCTGGTTGAATAACATCACCAGCAGTGTAAGTGTAAGGGCGAGAAACTGTTCCCATAATAACTCCTAACTTGATCCAATAACTAAATAATTAAATGCCACTGTTGCACTTGTTGTGTAAGTGAAAGATGCAGTAGCTTTTGTAACTGTCGCACTTCCTGTTTCTGCTAAGGGAGTGATGTTAATGATATAATCTGCCGACTTTATTTTAGATAACGCTACTCCTGTATTCGAGGTAGCAGAACCCCACTCCATATTTGTATCTAAGAAATGGTATATACCCATAACATTATCGTGTAAAACTCTTGGTGCAAATTGGTCATTTAAGTCTTGTATAAACAATGGTTTACGAAGTTTTTTAGATGGCATTATTCAAATCGCCTCAATCCTGGTAGAACTTGATATCTCAAAACCCAAGTATCAATTCGCCATGCAGGGTCTTTACTCGAATCGGAAAACTTAATAGAGAGTGCTTCACTTCTATTGGATAAAGATAATCGTTTGATTACCGATATCGCTGCTCCCCATAAATCTTCTCCCCATTTAGAAACTCCCCAATAGGAAGCAAACCCTCCTGTAGTCAAAGCAACAGTATCTGCAGTTATGAAACTACCAGCCCAATTTTCTGCAGTACTGATAGTTACAGTTCCGCTAGAAGTCTGACCAACTACAGGTATAATCTCTCTCCATCTTTTAGTTACGTCAGGCATATTCGCATGGAATGGGCCTGTCTGATATCGAGAAGAAATAGCGTTTCCATCATTGGAATCTGCGGAAGAATCCCCATCTGCATCGCCTGTTTCTAACCTACATATATGACCATCATAATCTCCTGCATACAATACTTCTTGGTCATCTTCTATAGCGACACCTAAGTAAGCAAAGTTTCTATCATACTTATCTACAGTCCATGCACCTGTAGGTTGATTTGTCTTAGGGTCTGGTGTTCTTAAATCGTAATGGTAATTTAGTACAATAGTATTTTGTGTTTTATTTTTCTCTGCCACTAAAAAGCTAACTCTGGATTGAGAAGCTATATTTACACCTTGTATATCGTCAAACTTTGATAAATCGATGTTAAAGAAATCACTTGTATTAGCGAGAGGTCTTTCTATTCTGTTGGATATAATTCGTGTATTAACTCCATCAAACTCATAGAAGTTTTCTCTCCAAGGCCAGACTATTAAGTTTCTATTTGCTACGTTGACTATACTTCTTTGATTCGTAGCCCCTACAGAAAGCCTAACTGCATCCATTCGGATATCATCCCTATCGTGGCCTGATACACGATACATTCTATCTGTGGTAAAGATAAATAGATCATCATATAACGTAGTCGCTCCCACAGTTTGTCTATCTGTAGGAAATCGATCAGAATTTCTCCACTGTGTAGAATCACCTTGATGTGATATTTCAAAGTTACTTCCCCTCGCTGGTATCTTTAAAGCAACAGCGTGTCTGTTCCAATCACTTACCACTTCTGCCAAAGGTGCAGTCGCTGTGTTTAAATCAGTACAGGCGGTAGCGGAACCATCCCATTGTAATATGTTGGAGCCACCATCAGACGCAATCATTAATATATCGTTAGATACAGCGAATGTTACATCTCCACCAGACCAAGTTCCAGAAGGAGTAATGGAAGTGAACGTATTTGTTCCAGCATCTTTTTTATATATCTTATTCGCAACGCTACCACTATTCACACATACAATTAAGTCTGAGTTTCCAGTAAAACGTAGATAATTAAAAACGCCAGTGATAGTTCCAGAACCGACAAGGCTAGCTGTATTAACAACATAGTATCCTTTTCTCTTTCGTATCCCACCTGTAGGTATTAACCTTACATTATGAATATCTAACGCTTCATGTTCTTTGACAGACGTTATCTGCGTGGAATCATTAATACCACCAACATTCTTTCCAAACTCCACTCTTTGCATTTGGAGGTTGTTAGCCATAAATATATCCCTTTATTTCTTTGCACCCTTTCACTACTTCTTCAAAGGTGTCGTAATCAATCGCTTGTTCTGCATCGGAAACAGACTCATCAGGGTTAGGGTGCACTTCACATAACACTCCATCAGCACCTGCTGCCACTCCTGCTCTCGCAAGTCTAGGAACTAACTTTCTGTCTCCACTGCCATGAGAAGGATCAGCTACTATTTTCAATGCAGTATATTCTTTTATCATCGCAATAAACGAAGCAGAGAAACTCCATCTACAATGGTCTTCAAAGCTAACGATTCCTCTCTCGCATATTGCGACATCTTCTGCTCCATGTTGAAGCAAATACTCTATAGCTCCAAGCGTTTCATCGACTGTCATCCATGAACCACGCTTTAATAATACTTTCTTTCCATAAGAAGCTATCGCTTTCAACAACGGATAATGTTGTGCATGACGCATACCTATCTGTATCCAATCTGCATCAGTAACGTGTTGCATATCTGGAGCATCCATCACTTCCACTATCCAAGGAAGTTTGTTTCCATCTGCTGCTGTTGAAAGAGATAGTGATCTATCTGTTACAAATCCACTATTCTCTGGAGGGTACGTTCCATATATATAACAACCACCTCGTAACATGGTTGCTCCTGCTTGTCGTACCTTACAGGCTATGGCATATATCTGTTCCAAATTCTCTACAGAACATGGCCCTGCAATAAACTCTAATTCTGGTGCTTCTTTCTCTTGATAGGAACGTACTAAAGGGTATTTCGCATCAGGCCCGAATAACTTCGCTAACCTGGACATGACATACTCCCCTCATGTCGTTCATAATTGTAAATGGGTTTCTCTGTTCTGACTAATCCCCATTTTGATGTAGCAGTTCCAAAAACTTCATTAGATATCTTTCGAACAATAGACTCTCCATCATTGATAGGTTCTTCTTCGTTGTATCCACAAACTTCTTGCAATAGACTTGTCTGTATTGCTAACCCTGCTCCCATTACTTTGTCAGGATTATCTTCATCCCAATGTCCTTGCACTCCTATAATAGGTTTGTCAGAGTGTTGCTCTATTGTATTTACAAAGTGCCACAAAGCGTTTGATTCAAGGTAATCATCAGCATCTAACCTAACTATCCAATTTCCTTTCGCTAATGCTATCGCTGCGTTGGCTGCTGCTCCCAACGTATGATATTCACCACCTATTATCTTCCTACCAAATACGCCAGTACTTTTATATATATCTCCTTCACTCATCCAACTGGGAAACGAAGTACCATTCGCTATCAGTATCGTTTCAAATGAAGTAAACGACTGAGCATCTAAGGAACGTAATGCATCTTTTGCTTTGATAGCGTAACCATAAGTATGAAACGGAATATAGACTGTGAAGAATGGGTTCATCGCACTTTTTCCTTTGACTTTTGATAATCTAAATACTCGATAACGTGATCGAGACAAAATGGCGGTGAATGATTACTAAACAAATCAGAGAATAACTCTCTTAATTTTTTCAAGTCTTTATATTCGTTTAACTCATAGTTGAAACGTCTTCTATGTCTTTTAGGTACTTCCACTTCATGTACCTTAAATACAGTCTTATCTTTTAATATCTTTCCTATATACTCTGTTTCGGAATCTATCTTCATTAATTCCAGTAATGCGTTCCTAGAAATTACTTCGCAGTCAAAACCTTTTGGTAACTTTGGTATATGCGTAAAGTCTGCTCCATTCTCTACGTGCTCCCTCACTGCCATTTTAAGGTAGTCAGGGTCTACTAATATATCGTCTGCGGTAACTCTCACTATATGGTCTGCATTGTTTAACTCTGCCACTGACCATAGCCTTTTAGGTATCTCTACCGCACCATAGAAAGCATCTATTTCATAATGTTCACAAAACATTTGTAAGGGTTTATCGGTATCTCTATTGGTAGTAGCAACAATGACTTTCATTTCGGTGAGAAACAATCTATCCAACAGATGACTTAAAGCACAACCACCTGTGATAGGCATTAACACCTTGCCATACAAACGTCTTGAATCCATTCTTGCCTGTACTACAATGGGAATCATTTTTTAAAACCACCATTATAGATTTTTTCATTTAATTTCTGCATTTGCATCTCTAAGTTAGCAATCTTCAAGTCTTGCCTCACATCAGAAGGAAGGCTACCACTACCCCATTTACCAGCAGGCCATAGTTCTACAAATGATGAGTTTTTACTTACATCTTTAGATATCATTTGTATTTGAAAGTCGTTGTGTTGTACTTTAGCCGACATGGTAGCTAACCACCACACCCCTGCTGCTGCTTGAAGTGCTAATCCAATCGCTAGAGATATAATAAACTTGGTATCCACTACTTCTTTTTTCCTCTTTTCATTTTCTTTCGTGCCTTCGCTGCTGCCTTGTAACCTTTTTTAGTGTAGGAATAATGTTTTCCACCTACTTTTGGCATATCTATCTCCCTCTCATAAAATCTTCAGTTGACCCAATTTTTTCACTCATACCACTTCCTTGAGCACCATAAACATTTGAACCTGAATCCATTCCCATGGCTTCTAATATTGCTTTTCTATCTTCTGGAGATAATGCAGGGTCTTTTAAAGCATCTTTAAGCATTTGCATTACCGCCAACGCTTGTTCAGAAGTATATCCATAAGAAGTATCTTCTGGTGTTGCTTGTATATTCTCTCCAGAGGGACCATACGCATCAATTCCACTTATCGATTCACGTAGTTCTGGTGAAATATTTGATCCACCTAATGTTTGTAAAGGATTAACTCGGTATGTCTCCTGTCCTGTTGGTGGTTCATACATAGGATTTACCTGATTCATATTAGTTTCATATTCGTCTGGCAATCCAGGACTTACAGAAGGAAATGCTTCTGCTATAGGATTGTATGTTTCATAAGGGT